CGAGTGAAGTGCTGTCAAAGGAACCCCGAAAGAAATAACCTCAGATCGACGTGCCATGTGACTGAGTGTAAGCGAGGGAAGCTGGCCGACGATCTTGGCTCTCCGTAGTATTGTTGGCGGAGCCCTTCCCTTTTATCTTTGTTATTATTTTATCTGTTTGTTTATATAATTTTATCTTTAATTAAAAGTGATTGTTTATTTAATTATATCTTTAATTGTATAGTGCCGTTTGTTTATCTTAAAATGGTTGTTGGTCGTCTGTAAATGATAAAAGTCAATAGTTAAATTAATACTATCTGTTGGTAGTAGGAAAGGAAATGTGTATTTTTTAGTGTTGATTGCTGGTCGATGCCCTCACCCGTCGACCAACTTTCTTTTATAATTCCAAAACTTTCACACAAATCATTGACCTACAATCAGCTACCAGTGTACATCTTAGGCTTTCACTCTATTCTTACGGCTCTGGACGACGACCGTCGAACATTGAAATAGTATAGTCCTTAAGAACTAATCCTTTAGAGCTAGATAAGAATTGTAACAATTTAGAATATTGTTACATAAATTGTTACATTGGTCATTGGCCGTCGATAATCTAATCCTTTTGGACTATTGACAATGGTATGTTGTTGTGGTAGAGGGAAATGAATAGTCGCAGATAGAGGACACTCCTGTCCTCTGCCGGTCGAGGGTACTCGATGTGCCCTCGGTCGGCCACCGCACCGAAGGACATGGGTCTCCAAGTGGCTGGCATGAACGAACGACCACCGCACCGAAGGACATGGGTCTCCAAGTGGCTGGCATGAACGAACGACCACCGCACCGAAGGACATGGGTCTCCAAGTGGCTGGCATGAAAGAGGTGGGGCATTGGTCGTCGCACAGCAAAGGATTGAGTGCCTCCTACCGAGGCACGTCCCGAAGGCCCACGTCTCTGTACCGTCGCCTATAGACTGTCACCATCTGGTACGCAATACGACTTCAATTTCCAAGGAGGGGTGGGGGTGTGTTTAATTATCTGGGAGGCCAGACGTATTTTCACCCCTCCTGGGTGTCAAATCTGGGGGAACCTTCACAAACGCAACGCATTTTTCAAGCATAAAACCCTGTGACGCAGTGAGGACAAGTGTTAAAATTAAAATTAACATATGTAATTAAAATCAGTGTAACATTGTATCCAAAACTAAAAACAAGTCCGGAACGGCTACTCAAGCAGTAGGCAAGGGTTTCGACGATTTGTATCCAAAGTTCCACCGATTTTCAACTTTTTTGAAAATACTTTTGTAATTTTTAGAAAATTCATGGAACTTTGGATACATAATGCTGGAAACTCAATTCCCGTCCCGTCTTCGCACACACGATAAGCATTTTTGACTTTGGATACAATGGATACATATTTTTAAGTTATAGGTTTAGATGTTAATTTATTACCCCAACCTGCTATTACCCTGTTGTACAAACTGACGAAATCGCCCTAACCCAGTTGGGCTACGACCTTCGACCGATTGACATTCTTAACCTTGCATTTTCCACCTTACCATGTTAATATAAATAAGAACATCAAAACCTATAAGTCAATAGGAGACGGACATTGACCGACGAAGACATCAAAAAACTCCAAGTCAGAGAGCAAGAACTCAAGAAAAGAATAAGAAAGCACGAGTTCAGACTTGAAGACTTAAAGGAATCAATATCCGAATTGAAAGTTGAACAAGGTAAACTTAAAAACGAAAACAAGAGACTTGACAAACTTGTAGAAAAACATCTTAATGAAACTCAAAAGGTAATTCAAAGTAAATCTCAGATTTTAAATAAAGTTGGACTTCTAAGTATTCACGACAGAAGTCTTGATACAAGAGAAGAGAAGTTACTAAAGAAAGAAGCAGCTGTGGAGGCAAAGAAGTTGGAAGTAGATAAACAGATTCAGATACTTGCAGAGCAAAAAGACAAAGCCATTGCCATTAGGGAAGCTCAAACTTCATCATATTACAAACCAACAGCACAGGAAGAGGAATTTTTTACTACTGGTAGAGAAGATTTTCTAGCATACTATGAGGAATACGGAAATATTGCCAAGTCTGCAAAGGCTGCTGGTATTCGACCGTCGCTCATCGCTTTTTACAAGAAGAAATTCCCAGACTTTGCTGGAGATATGCAGATAGCTTACGAAATGTTTAAGGATAGATTGGATGGTGAGTTAATTGACAGAGCAATAAACGGACAAGAGAAGGCATCGTTCTATAAAGGCGAAGTCGTCGACCATTACGTCGAGAAAAACGACGGATTACTGCTTGCAGCAGCAAAAGCCCACGTACCAGAGAAGTATGACAGGGGAAAACTTGACAGAATTGAGGGATCAACTAACAACAATGTTGTGGTCAACATGGTTTCGTATTCTGGGATTAATCCTAGCGACTTTGGGGCTGTGGAAAATGTCGGAGTGGTTTCATTCGTAGGCGAACATGGGGATATGAAAAGAATTACAAACGATAGGATGAAACAACATGACCTTGCTGTAGACCCTAATGAGGAAATCATTGATGTAGAGGTTGAGGCAAAGCAAAGTCAGAGTGTTGTGTTCACAGACGAGGATGATTAGTGGCAAATTTAATTCAGAGAGCTGACCAAATTGAGGAGTTGCCTTATGGTTTTGAGCCGAGGGGTTATCAGATACCTTTTTATCAGTATATGGAGACTAGAAAGACACGTCAGAAAGCCTTCTTACTTGAACATCGCCGGGCAGGGAAAGATTTACACGTGTGGAACTGGGTCATTAAAGCCTCGCAACTCCGTGTGGGAACTTACTGGCACATGCTGCCGAAGCTCAATCAGGGGAAAAGAGTAATATGGCAAGGGAAGACGAAAGAAGGGAAATCATTCTTAGACTTCATCCCACCCTCTCTCATCGCATCGAAGAGAGAAGACGAGATGTCAATCAAAATGAACAATGGTTCTATTATCCAGATTGTAGGAGCAGACAAGTACGATTCCCTAGTAGGTGCAAACCCAGTTGGTGTAGTATTCTCCGAGTTTGCTTTGATGAATCCGGCATCGTGGGAGTTCATTAGACCGATTCTAAACGAGAATGATGGATGGGCGGTGTTCGTTACAACTCCAAGGGGACGTAACCACGCTTATGATTTGTTTAAGAACGCTGCGAATAATCCAGAGTGGTTCTGTCAGCTTCTTACTGTTAAAGATACGACGAAGATATTGACCGACGACAAAGGAACACCTGTCTTTGATGAAGGTGGGAGAAGAGTTTTCGTTCCTGTAATCAACGAACGCATGATTCAAGAAGAGCGTGATTCAGGCATGCCTGAGGAAATGATTGAGCAAGAGTATTACTGTTCGTTTGATGCTGCTCTTGTCGGAGCTTACTATGGTCAGCATATTGCACTTTGCGAGAAGGAAGGCAGAATAAGAACGGTTCCTTACAACAAAGAGCACAAGGTCTATACTGCATGGGATATTGGTATTTCAGATGCCATGTCAGTTTGGTACTTCCAAGTTTATGACGGAATGGTACACTTAATCGAGTATAACGAGTTTGAGAACAGGTCACTTATCGAAGTGTGCCACATTGTGCAGATGAAGAATAACCTTGATGGTCTAGATGGTATTGACCCAGAGTTGAAGAATACTTTGCGTGAGAAGTATAAGCATCACAAAGCATACGATTTTGGCAAGCATTTCGGGCCTCATGACGTAAATACAAGGGAGATAACGACGAAAATCAGTCGTCGGTCCGTCGCCCGACAACACGGAATTAACTTCCAAATACTCCCTAGAGCAGAGGTTATTGACGGAATTAACTTGGTTCGTAAGATGTTTCACCTGTGTGAATTCGATTTGGACAACACTGTTCAAGGTGTTCGTGCGTTGAAGGATTATCAGAAGGAATGGAATGCTTCTAAATTTTGTTACAACGACAAGCCGTTGCACAACTGGGCTTCTCACGGTGCGGATGGATTTAGATATGTTGCAGTTGCTGTTACCAGATTTATCGATAAGGATATTTTGGAGAGAGTTGTTCAGCAGGTTGCAGAGACCGAGTACAGCAGAATATCTCCTCATGAAAAACAAATCAGAGAAATGATAGAACTTGCTGAGAATCAAATGAAGTTTAAGAAACGTAAAGAAATGGGAAGCAGGAACGGTATTAGAATTGCAACTACCGACTACAATCGTTTCAATCATTAAGTTATTTTCATATTGCTATTGCAATTTTAGTACAAATGCTTTATAGTATTTGTAACAGCTTTAAGTATGGGGTGGAAAAAGAATGCGTAGAAGTTACAGATACGAAGGTACCGACGGACTTTGTGGAGGTTATAGCCCATATAGTTCTGTTACGAATCTTTCTCGTCAGGACTTCATTGAACGCAATCGATTAAGTGTAGATAAACTTGAATGCCACGTTGAATGCTTGATTCTTATTGGTACAGCTATTATGTCAGCAGCTCTTCCGGGTACGGTAGCAGTTGCAGGAACGGCAGCAGCAGCAGGTGTTGCAGCAGCTGGTTCTCTTGGTGTAATAACAGCTACGACAGCAGCCATCGTTGGCGGTGCAGCAGTAATAGGTGGTGTTGCAGCTATAGGTATAGCAGCAAATCAAATGGGTCAATCTCAAGGACGTTCGGAAGCATATAACGAAATGGCAGGAGCAGTAGGAACTACAGCAGTGGATAACACAGTTGGAGGAATTTCTGAAACTGAAATGAGAAGAAGAGCAGCGTTAGCTAACGCTAAGAATAACATGACAAATGTTCTAACAGGTGCTTCTTCTGAATCTTCTACAGCACCAACAGTAAAAAGTACATTAGGAAATACAGACCTAGCTGATTCAGCGGTCATAGGTTCAACAAATTTATAGAAAATCAATAAAGGAGAATTAAGATGGTAGTAGGTGGAGCAACAGGCGGTGGCGGTGTAACAATAGCACCAGCAAACGCAACAGTATCAGACCCAGAGAAAATTAAGAATTCAGAAGCATCAACTGCAATAGCACAGGCTAAAGGCCAAGTTGCAAATGCTGTTTCTACAACTGACCCAGTTAATCAAGTGCAGACACCACAGACTGCTACTACAACAACAACAACTACTGGCAAAGTTCCCACAGCAGCAGACGCTGTTTTGGCAATCACATCTTCAACACCAGTAAAGCAGACGTTACTTAAGAATACCCTAGGGGCAGGACAGGCATTATAAGATGGCATCATTTGATCCAGATAAAAGAAGTTTAGAGAAGAAGAAAGAGTTCCATGATTTACCGATTCCCGGCATGGTTACTCCTGACGACCGCAAAAAGAAGCAGAAGGCTTCTAAGAAGAATGCGAAAGAACAGATAACTCCTTCAATGGCTTTAATGTCTCCTCAAGAGCGTAAAGAGAACGATGAGAAATTAAGACTTATGCTTGGTCGTTATGACGCAGCTAAATTGAAAAGAATACACTATAACAAGATTTGGAATGATATTTCCACCTATATAGTTCCATCTTTGAACAACAACTTTAATATCTCAACCACTGCTGCTACTGGATATTCTCAAGATGCAATTTCTACATACATCAGAAACAGCAACCTCGTATATGATGCTACAGCAATTATTGCATGTAACAAAATAGCAGGTGCTTTATACTCATTTACCAACAACCCATCTTTGAAATGGTATCAGTATGACTTGCCAATTTCAAAAGACCCAAGCTACCAAGCTGTTAAAAAGAAAAGAACTACTAAGGAATGGTTAAACAGACGTAGAGACGTAACCATCCAATACTTGAATAAGGCGATGGCATCATGTTCAAACACTTTATACAACGAAGCAATAGGCTACGGAACATCGTCCATCTTCCTAAGAGAGACTTTCGATTCCAACATAATGATAGGGAAATGTATTTCATTGGAAACCCTATACATCGGAGAAGACGAGAATGGTATTGTAAATACCATATTCAGAGAATTTGAATTAAGTGCTACAAATGCAGTAAGTAAGTTCGGGGCTGAGAATGTTCACCCAGAAGTTCTTAAAGATTCAGAACACAAACCAGATTCGTTGGTTAAATATGTTCACGTATGTGCTCCTAACAAGTGGGCTATACTTGATTCAGAAGCGTCCAAAGATAAACCTTTCTTGGACATATACATAGATTTACAAAACAAAGTTATAGTACATCACAGCGGATTTGATGAGTTCCCTTACGGAATTGCTAGAATGAATGTTCCATCAAATGCACCTTACGGTGTTTCTCCGGGAATGATGGTTCTTCCAGACGTTAAGACAGTTAACGTATTTGAGAAGATAAACATAGATGTTGGCAACAAAGCCGGAACTCCACCAATGCACATGATGGTGGATAACTATGTTACTCCT